CCAGACCAAGGCGCATAATCAGAACTTGTTGTTCCACCCCAAGATTGGAAATATCTCTGACATAACTGCAACTCAGTACCATAAGGTCTGTAATCAAAAGATGTTGCGGTACTGCCTTTTTCTAGTTGTACGCTATCAATAATCCAAGTTCCACTTGTTTGAGCGCCAACTGTAAACACAATTTCAATTCCTGTTGTTGCCGCAGACGGAATACTTATGTTTGTTGAATATTGTGTTCTTGTGCTTGTTACAGTAAATGTGCCTGTTGATATTTGCGTTCTTGTTGGACTTGCTAATGTTCCAAATGCGTCTGCTGTATTAGCATAATACGCAGTCCATGTTACTGTGGTTAACAAAGAGTTTGAAATATAACAAGAAAGAGTTACTGTTGTATTGGCTAAATCAAAACTATTTTTTTGCTCTATGCGTTGACCAAATCCAATAGCAGTTACTGATGCCGCACCTGTAAATTGATAACGAGATAATGATGATGCGTAAGTTCCTGCAACTTGTTGACCAGTAACATTAGCACCAGTGCAATACCCATACCATCTATCAACCGAATAGGCTAACGCAGCCCCCGCAGTAAATGTTTGACTAGACCCCGCATTGCGTTGGTCAACCACCATGCTGCCATTGAATAAACGGTTTTTGAAACCTACTGTGTCACTAGATACTGTTGACCATGTTGGTGCATTTCCAGAACCCGCAGAAACTAATGCTTGCCCCGCAGTACCAGATGCGCCAGTTAAGGTCAAAGCAGTTGTTATGTTTGGAGATGTTAGCGTTGGGCTAGTCAGCGTCAAACCAGTCACAGTTGTAGCTGCCGAACCTAAAGAAATAGCAGTAGAGCCAACAGTAACACTAGAGTTTGTGAGTTTGGCGTTAGCGATAGAGCCTGCCAACATGGTATTAGTCACAGTTCCAGTATCACCAGTAGTGACTAAATTACCATTTACGCTAGGTACATTGATGTTGTAGGTAGACGCTGTATTAGGGCCGACCAAGTTAACTTGACCGCCTAATGTTGCTTGAAATACTAAATTTCCCATATTTATCCTTAAACGTCTGTTGCGCCAGCGTAATCGGTGTAGGTCTTCAAAACCGCATAAATAGCAGGAATCAAGTCACCCTTTAGGTCTTCCACGGCAATATAGTGTGCGTTTTCCTTGATAGTCTGCATATTGCCAGTTCTAGCATCTGCACTTGCGTGTATTGCCACTTGAACTTGGATTTGGTCTTTTGTACCAAAGAAGTTAGTGATACGGGCATAAGCCTCGCTTGTAGTTTGACCCGTTGTTGGGTTTACTGCTGAAATCTTTAAAGCCATGTTTACTCCTTAATAGGTCATTTCTGTTGTGCGGATTTGCGCTACCCAACGGATTGTCGTTGATGCTTGTCCTGTTACTGTGATTGCTAAACCACCATTGGTTGTGTCTGCCGTAGCCGTTACAGCCCATGTAGCCGCACCAGCGTCTGCGTATAGCGATGTTACTGAAGGTGTACCAACAAGAGCCGTAGTGCCTACACCAGCACCCCGTTTAATCACGCCTTCGACATACCAACCTTTAGTGTTTCCAGCCCCTGTAACGCCAGCAATTATTTCTCCACGGAAGTAATAAGCAGAGTTGTTTGGTAGTATTACTTGGTTTGTTCCGCTTGCGGCAGATGTGTTTGAACGCAATACTGTGGCGGTTGCGTCTGTTGTCTGAACACCTAAAACAAGTAATGCAGATTGTGAAACACCAGCAGAGCCAGCAATAGGTTGATTGCAAGCAGAAAATACTTGATTTCCAACAATGCTTCTTGTTACTCCATATACACCACCGCCAATAAATGAATAATCACCATTTGCTGAATTATTTTGACCACCTAATACTGCGCCTCTGTTGCCACCAGCAGTATTGCTTGTTCCGCCTAAAACACAAGAGTCTTGAGCCGTTGCTTGATTGTTATAACCACCGCCAACAGTAGCCCTAATAAAAGTTGCTCTATTTAAATCTCCACCGCCAATAAAAGAACCAGCACCACTTGCTGTATTTCCATCAAAATTTGAATTATCTACACCGCCACCACCGATAAAAGCACCAATTCCTGATGCCACATTCTTAAATCCACCTCCAACAAACGACCAATCCCCACTAGCCACATTTCTGTTACCAGCAGTACCAGCATCTCCACCACCACCTATAAAAGAATAAGAACCCGTGGCTTGGTTGTTTCCTCCTCCTACTACTACTCCGTGAGGTGTGTAGAAAGATAGGGTGCTTGTAGATGAACCACTAGCGTTTTGAGATAGGGTTAGAGAAGTACCAGAGATTGCCGCTACATAAGTATTTGGGAAATTACTAATTGATGTACCAGTAACTAATTGACCAACTTTAATAGAAGCGTTTGAACCAGACAGCGTTACTGCTGTTGTTCCATTCATCGTTCCTGATTGAGTAGTTACTGCTGAACCACTTGTTCCGCTATTACCATAACCACCACCAATAATATTTAAATATCCAGTTGCTGTATTTCCATATCCAGAAAGAATACCAGAAAAAGAACCAGAAGCCCCTTGATTGGCGTATCCACCTGTTACAACCGCCGAATATCCAGAACAAATGTTGTAAGCACCACTTAATGTTCCGCTATTTTGACCAGACGAAGTATTTGAAAAACCACCTAAGATACTACTATTTGCGCCTGAAGCAACTTGTGTTGCACTACTTCTTCCAGTCTGCCAATCAACAGCATTAGCACCCCTAGCATTACCACCCGTAGCACTAGAGTCTGTCTTTTGTGCTTGTAGCGCACCAGTTCCTAATGGCTGTAAAACAAGAGGTGTGTTAGTACCTCCTGCGGCATAAACGCCTGGGTAACTTGCGTCACCAATTGCTTGCACATAAGTTGTGCTTCCATTGGCTAAAGTTGCAGTCCCTGTACTTATCAGGGTTGTGAATTTACCCGTAGATGGGGAAGTAGCACCAATAGCAGGTGGGCTAGATAAGTCTAATGTTCCACCAAGGGTTAAGTTACCACTACTTGTAACTGTGCCTGTTAATGTAATTCCGCTAACAGTTCCAGTTCCACCAACCGAGGTAACAGTTCCTGTAGTCGGTGTTGACCATTGTGGTGCAGTAGCACCGCTATTAACTGTTAAAACTTGACCAGCAGTACCTATTGCTAATGCAGTTCCAGCACCACTAGTTCCACCATAAATAACATCGCCTGCCGCAGACATGGGAGACAACGCATTAAATGCTGTTGCTTTAGTAGATGCGCCCGTACCACCTCTGTTTATTGCAACCGCAGTTCCGTTCCATGTGGCACTTGTTATAGAGCCAGCGTAATCTAGCGTATTAGTTGACCAAGAAACATTAGATGGTGTGGAATCGTGTCTATCCCAAGAACCAGCTGCAATAGAGTTATCCAACAAAACAACAGTTACATAACCGCCAGAATTTATTGTGGCAACAGTTGTAGAAGAGTTATTTTGGACAGTAATAGCACCAGATGATTGGTTGTTATTAAAGGTAAACAAAGCCCCGTTCGGTAACGTTGTTGCGTTTGGCAATTTGATTACTTGTCCACCAGAACCAGTAATTTGGTAATTCTGTGCAGATGATGCAGTTAGCGTGATAGTTGTACCGCTTGCTGCTTGTGAAACAAAACCCTCAAACAAGCAGTTAGTAGTGATATTTCCATTAGCATCACGCAAAACAACAGAGTTTGCACCGCTAGAAGATGTAACGCCCGTTCCGCCATACGCGACACCCAAAGCGTTTGTCAAAGCCAGTCCAGTAGTGCTTAAAACGCCCGTAGAAGGCACAAAACTTAACTTGGTAGACGATGTTTTAGCAGGCAAATTGCCCGTTGTATTCGTTACAAAAGTAGGATAAACGCTAGTTGCTGTACTTGTATCGTCTGTGATGGCGATATTCGTTGCATTTGTCGCTGTGGTTGCTGTCGTAGCCGTACTAGCATTGCCCGTCAAAGCCCCCACGAAGGTCGTAGAGGTCACAGAAGTTAGTCCAGCAAGGGTAGTTGCCGTAGAACCTAAAGAAATGTTTGTAGAGCCGATAGTTACGCTTGAATTTGTAAGCGCACCATTAGGAATATTGGTTAAGTTAGCACCAGAGCCACTAAAACCCGTTGCGGTCAATAAACCAGTAGACGGATTAAATTGAAATCTAGTCGAACTTGTGTATTCTGTGGAAATACTGCCCGTTGTAGCTGCGGAAAACAATGGATAGCGAGTCGCATTGGTACTCGTATCGTCAGTTATCGCTATGCTAGAAGTCGGATTAGACCAAGTTGGCGCACTTGAGCCGTTTGAGGTCAAAACCTGACCAGTTGTGCCATTAGTTATGAATGAAGTAACGCCAGGCGCGGTTTGGTAAGGAATATTACCCGCTACTCCGTTGGCAATGCTCGATGTGGCTGTTGCCGTACCGCTTAACGCACCATTAAATGTGGTCGCTGATAGCGTTCCAGTCGATGGATTAAAGGTTAATTTGGTAGAAGTTACATCTAATGAAGTAACTTGACCCGTACTGACTGGGCTTAAAGTTGGGTAAAGCGTGGCATTTAAGGCGGTTACATCCGCAATACCGATGCTCTCAGTAGCCGAGACGATAAATGGCTGACCCTGACCAATAAAAGTATTGAAAGAGTTATCAATGTTGAACAATGCCTGTACGGGCAATATGTTCTGTACTTTAGAGTCAGATGGGCCAGCCATAGCGCCCCTTTAAGATTGGTCAGCGGTAGGAGTTACATATAACAAGCCAGCAGTTCCAGAACTAGATTTTGCTGTCAAATAATATGGTGTAGTGGGTGTAGCAAGAATCAAAGGCGTGGTCATCACGGGTGGCAAAACGAAATCTCCGTTAGTGCCATCTGTGGGAAACACGGGTGCGCCTGGGTCTGCCGTACCCCATCTAACCGCAATAGGACTTGCGCCCAAATTTAGGAAAGATGTGTAGTTAATCTGGTCATTAGTAGAGTCATCAATCAAAACTGCCGCGTGAGCAGTAGAGGTGACCGATAACGCTACTGTTGGACCAGCACTTCGTTGTACTGTTGAGCCAGCCATGATTAAGCCGCGTTAGTAGCAACAGGAAGTCCGTCTGGGCGTACCACTTTGAGGTAGTAAGCTCCAGCAGCTGGAGTAATTGCAGTAGCACCACCAGAAGTGTTTTGGAACTGGAGGGTTATAGAATTATCAGCAGTAATATCCACATTTGATATAACGATATCTTTTGTTTGATTTCCGTTGTATTGCAAGAAATAAACAATATCGGATGCTTTGATGCCAGGGACTGCAAAAGTTTGCAAAGACTGGGTGGATGCTGTGGTTAGTACCGCTGGTGTTAGCGATGGCGCAATAACAAACGATTCAACGATGTTACCGCGTGTGACAGTCGTAGATGACATGATTATTCCTTTAAAGAATGGGTTTATTGTATCGTAAAAGCGAAAAAAGCCACCCCTTTTGAGGATGGCTCTTTCCTTACTTACTCACAGATTAGGGTAAAAATGTGAGGTCATAGCCGTAAACAAACACATCGCAAGTTGCGGCAATCGTAGTACCCACATTAACATAAATGTTAGTTGGGTTAGTGATTGCTGTGTTTGGATTTGTTGCGGCAGAGATGGTTACATAAGGGCCACCTGTGTTGCTAGTCAAAGCAGCGGTAGTCAAAATGGTTGAACCTGATTGTGAACGACCTGTGTACACACCAACAGTAGCCGTTGCAATAGTGGTGGTAGCACCGCTAGAGTTCAAGCCGTTAGTGATAACAACGCTGGTAGGCACAAATTTGGTTGTATCTAAAACGATTGACGCTGTATCACCAGCGGCAGATAAGTTTACAGATTGTGCAGAAGCAATCAAACGCAAGGCTTGGTTTGTACCAAGAACTTGTGGATTATTGCTGATTGTGGTTGCTGGTCCTGGATTTGCCATGTTAATTTCTCCTAAAAGTTAATGATTAAGCGGCAACGCGGCAAGCCAACTCTGGGTACAGAGGAGCCCATCCGTACAACACATCCAAACGGGTTGGGATTGAGTCGTTGTTGATGGTGTACTGACGCACAACACGCATAGACAGACCGATTTCCTTGTCAGAAGCGCGACCAGCAAAGTGGACACCCTCTGGCAACTCAAGGTCGGCCACAGCGAGTGTGAACGCATTGCGGTGCATGATGATGTTCTGTGGAGAAACAACACCAGTTTTGTTGAACTGAGTCACAGCAGCAGAACCAGAAGTGCTAGGAATAGACACGTTTTGGAACTGACCAGCAGTAATCACAGCAGGAGACACAATCACAGAACCAGACGAACCAGAGGCGATTGCAACAGTTTGCTTAACAACGAAGTTACGCAACTTGTTAGAGCCGTAGGCTTGGCGGTTTTGTGGGTTAACAGCGTACACACCATCGATGGTAATAGTGTCACCAGCGTTAAGGTTAAAAGTACCTGTGTTAGCAGCTGTAACGCTAATAGTGCTAGAAGATGCCCAACCAGAGGTCAGGAAGCCAGTAGCAGTAGTAGTAGCGACAGAAGCAGTCACAGTAGTTGTGCTGTTGTTACCGAAAGTTTGAGCAACCACGTTCTGGTCTAATTTCCAGTTCATGCCACCAGAGTCACGACCCATCAAGCCCTTGCGATATTGCTCGCCAATGGCTTCTTGAGGTACGAACAAACCTTTCAAACTGTCAACAATAGTTGCAGATGTGAAGGGCTCAACGATACATGAACGGCGGCCATCGCGTGGTGCGCCTTCAGAATCAAGGTAAGCGCCAGCAGTCAAATAGGTAATCAAACCTGTGGGTGGTGTACCAGCAGTACCAACGATGTTGGCGGTCTGCAAGGTAGCCATAGCCAAACCATCGCGGTCAATCTTGTTAGCGATTGCTGCAACAGCGGGCTTCAACACG